ACCCGCGCACTCAACGATGAATGGTTAAACAGCAATGCTGACCAAGTATTCTCGACAGCGGTATCATGGTCTCTGTGTTACAACAGCACCTTTATTAAACTGGTTTATCGAAACGGTATTCATCCGTATCTCGTGGAACCGGCCAGCATGGGTGTCTTACGAGAGGACACTCCATACACCGACAGACAAGAAGCAATAATTCAGACTTACTACATCACGAAGTCTGAACTCTTTAACCGCCTCTACAGCCACCCTCAGCGGGAAAAGATCGTAGAGCGCGTGTCGTATATGCAGAACGAGCGCACCGAAGTTGCCAACGGTGTGCAGCGCATTATCATGAGCCAGACGGACCCGACTCTTTACGGGAACGTCAACCTAGATCTCTCCGGCGGTAACCGCTACAAAGCCCAGGTCTCTGAGGAGACCGTCGAAATGACGGAACTCTGGGTGTGGAACGATGAGACCGGCGATTACCAAGTGGTCACCCGCGCAGATCCAGATGTCATCATCTACGATCGTCCTGGCGCAACCGTCTTTTTGAAAGGCGAATTGCCCTTCATCCAGATTTGTCCACTGCCGCTCTACGATTACTACTGGGGCCAGTCAGAAGTTTCCCGTCTGATCTACCTCCAGCAGATGCGTAATAAGCGCATGACGGAAATCTTAGACATCCTGTCTAAGCAAGTCAGCCCACCTACGGCACTCATCGGGTTCACCGGAATCCTCGATGAGAAGAACTTTGCTCTTAACCGTGCAGGCGGAATCTTGGCGACAGATATGCCAAGCGCCAAGGTTGAGAAGCTCGCCCCGCAAATGCCGCCAGATCTCTTCCGTGAGATCGGTGAAATCGACTCAATGTTCGAAGAAGCCTCTGGAATCGTCTCCGTCTTGCAAGGACGGGGGGAATCCGGGGTCCGATCATCCGGTCATGCCAGTCAACTTGCCCGTTTAGGGTCATCTCGTGCCAAAAAACGGGCGCTTGTCATCGAAGATTCGCTAGAAAAGATGGCGACTCTGTATCTCAAGCTCATGCAAGCGTATCCAGACACGCATTACACGGATACCAAGGGCAATCGGTTCATTGCCGAGCAATTGCCAAAGAATTACGCTGTAAAAGTAGATGCACACAGCAATTCACCCATCTTCATGGAAGATTTGCGTCAACTGGCGTTCAATCTGTTCAAAGCACAAGTCATTGACAAGGAATCCTTGTTAGACTTGCTTGAGCCACCCATGAAGCAACAATTGAAAGACCGTCTCAAGAAGATGGAAGCCGCACAAGCACAACAAGCGGCTATGCAACCTCCAAAGGGGCAATAATGGTTACTCAAGGCTACACAAAGACCGGGGATCAACCCCGCGTCACTGCAAAAAGTCTAGATGCAAGACAAACAACTCCATCCTTGACGTACCGTACACAGACGAATAGGATGGGCAGTGCGGGTAATTCCTCCCGCATGACCCGTGACTACACACGAAGGTAATTGCAATGTACAAAGCAATGAAGCGCGGTCGCAAGACTCGCCGGTAATTCTTAAAGAGTTTGATGGGTATGGCTGCTTGCCCTTCTCAAGTGGCCCCGCAACCAGGAGATCGTCATGGCACGTCGTGGTCGTAAAGGTCGGAAGTAATCCGAACGTAACAGGTTTCTGAACCGGCCTGCGGGAGGTGGGCGATAAGCCTCCCACTTGACTTGATTTGTAATTAGGTATAAAAGGTCGCACATGAGCGTGCCAGCAGATAAATTGATGGAGTTGATGAAAGGCGACCGCAGTGCCAATGCACCGGTTCCAACTCCTCCGTCTCCAGCGGATTCGTCCCCTGAAACGCCTCCTATGGCTGCTCCAATGTCCACTCCTGAAAAGCAGATGGGCACTCGTGAAGCAGCAATGATCAATATTTCTATTGCGCTTGATCTTCTTGACCAGTCTCTCCCATCAGTCGGTGCAGATTCGGAAGAAGGCAAAGCAATTCTTGAAGCCTCTCGCAAACTTGGTAGTTTGCTGGGCGGCAAGCGTAATGAAACTGGAGAACTCCAGCAGTCAGAGATTCTGCAAATGTTGCAGACGCTACCCAAAGCCGGTGGCATGACTCCTGAGTCCCGTGCGATTCAGTCAGCCCCGCCTCCGGGAATGACGCCCCCTGGCGCAGGTGCGCCAAAACCCCCTGGACTAGGATAA